TTTTCTATCACCACGGCCGAGCAGATGATCGAACAGTTTCATAGTGTGACGGCGACGGTGGCGCTCGTGATGGTCATCCTCAGTTCCATTGGCCTGTTGGTGGGCGGTATCGGAGTGATGAACATTATGTTGGTGAGCGTTACGGAACGGACGCGCGAGATCGGAGTGCGCAAGGCAATTGGCGCGCGCAAGAGCGACATCATTGTGCAGTTTCTGACCGAAGCCGTGGTGCTCACCGCGATGGGCGGTATTCTCGGCCTGCTGATGGGATGGTCCATCTCGCGCGTTGCCGCGTTGGTCTTCCCAAATCTGCCGACCGCTGTTCCGCTGTGGGCAGCGGCGGCGGGTGTCGGGGTCTCCGTCGGCGTTGGCCTGTTTTTCGGTATTTGGCCTGCAAGTCGCGCTGCGCGCCTGGATCCGGTGGAAGCACTGCGTCACGAGTAGGCTATCGCCTCACACTCCGAGTACTTCGCCAGCACTCTGCCATACTGATAGTTTCGAAATGAGCTCTCAGGAACCGCTTTTATTGCGAAGTGCCCGCTGGCTGACATTTGGATCCGCCGCCGCGATCATGTTTGGTATCGCGCCTTCTCAGATCCTGCTGGCGCTCTCGTTTGCGGCGCTGCTGGCTTGCGGCGAAAAGTTGCGTCTGCCACGCATCTGGTTGCCGCTCTCCCTGTTCCTGCTTGGAACTGTGATCTCTCTGTTGTTGTCGGGCGATCCCGTCTCCGGGCTGCCGCAGATTCGAAAGTTCTACGTCTTTCTGATGCTGCTCGTGGTGTTTTCGCTGCTTCGTAATCTTGCGATGGTTCGGTGCTTGTTCCTCACGTGGGCGGGAATCGGTGCCCTGACCGCCGTTCGGGGATGTGTCCAATTTGCGGGCAAAGTGCAGGAGGCGCACCGTCTTGGCCGTAATTTTTACGAGTTCTACGTCGGCGAGCGGATCACGGGCTTCACTAGTCACTGGAATACCTATTCGGCCGAAGAAATGTTCTCGCTGATCATGCTGGCATCTTTTCTTTTCTTCGCCCCGGCCGCGAAAAAGCGTCTTTGGGTATGGTTGCTCTGCGCCGCGCTGCTTGCTCTCGCAATCGTGCTGGGAGAGACGCGGGGGATCTGGATCGCCGTGGCGATCGCGCTCCTTTATCTAATCTGGTTCTGGCGTCGTTGGATGGTTGCACTGGCGCCCGTCGTCATGCTGGCGGGGTACTTCGCCGCACCCGCCGCCATGCAGGATCGCGTCAACTCGATCTTCAAACCGAAGGGTGCCGATTCCAATCAATTTCGCGTGGTCACCTGGCGTACCGGTATGCGCATGGTCGAGAGGCATCCGTGGTTCGGCCTGGGACCCGAAGGTCCGAAGCTGCACTTCGACGAATACATTCCGGCCGACATTCCGCGCCCTCTGCCATCGGGTTGGTATGGGCACCTGCACAATATCTATCTCCATTACGCCGCCGAACGTGGTATACCGACCATGCTGGTCCTCATGTGGATGCTGATTCAGATTCTGGTTGACTTCTGGCGCGGTCTTAAGACCTTACCGCCAGGACCGAGCAACCAAAGATTCCTGCTGCACGGAGGGATAGCCGCCGTTCTCGCGACCATGGCAGAGGGTTTTGTCGAACTGAATCTGGGTGACAGCGAAGTGCTCACGATGTTCTTGGTGGTGGTCGCCTGTGGGTATCTGGCCCTGGAGAAGGAACTCGCCGTCGACGCGGTCGCCTAATTCCCCATATACTGCGAACGTCGCGCTCCGCCCTCCAGAGGCAATGGATATCCGATGAGGCAGAACTGATCCAAAGCAAACAGCACGACTGAATCGAGCTGTTCGCCCGCTGCCATACGCTGCTCCTTGCTCCATGGCGTGGTGTACTCGCCGATTCCCACCAGGTGGCTGCTCTGCTCCCTCGCAAATCCCAGCTGCATCGGCAATTGGATCGAAGCCAACGCCTTGTTGAGATCGCGATCCCCCGTGTATGTGAAGTTTTCGGTCTTTAGTGAATCCAGCGTGGATGGCGTCCAGTGTGCACAGGGGAAGTTGACGAGGCGGTTCAATGCGGTATCGTTCACATCGGGCGGATAGAGGACCTCAAACCGGGTATCCGGTTGCGTCTGCCTGACGTACGCCATCACCGTGTCGGTGAATTCCCCAATCAGCTCTGACAGGAATATGCATTCGTCGGGATAACCGTTCGGGTCGTCGTTCTGAGTGAGGATCGCAGCCATCGGTCTACCGTACCGTGCCTGAAAGCTGCTCGTCGTGTGGCTATCGTAAAAAGGCATGCCGGACGCCGCAGCGAAGTACCACCACTGCACTTCACCGAACTGCAGATATGGCGAGATCCCGCTGGCTGCCATTAGGTCTGCCATCTCGCGATAGACTTCACGCCAGAATGCCGTGCTCTGGGGACCGAAGTTGGTCTGCAGCGCGGGCGTGTTCAGCCAAACTGGGTCGCCGTTCGGGTAGCGCTGCGCAATGCTCGCCTGTGGCGTATCATCTCCGTGCTGTAGTTCCATGCTGAACGCAGCCGTCACGGGTATGCCGTAGCCGTTCAGCGCTTTGAAGAACGCCTGATTCCAATCGCGAGCCGCACGGTTGAGTTTCAGCGGCGCCGCCGTGTCCGTTCTCCAAATCCCGTCGACCCCGCCCGTGAGCGTCGCGCCGCTCGCCTCCGCAGTGAAAACGGCGCTGCCTGTGTTCGCGCTGATCCCAACCGCATTCCCAGGCGACCCCATCAGCCGCGATGTGACTGTCAGCAGTGAGCCCTTCGCCTCCGCCCAAACACCCGTCGAACCGGCATTGATCAGTAGCTCAAAGCACTTGGCCATGCTCTCCGCAGTGTCGCCAATGAGATTCGGATGCTCAATCGCTGTCCCTCCCAAGGACACCTGCGTTTTCTTGCCGAATTCAGGCGCGCCAGAAAACGTGAGCGTTCCGCTCGCATAACCGTGCTCCACCCGCTGCAGTTCGTAGAACCACATCGCCCCGGCATAGTGATTCGCGCGGCCGCAAAATCCCAGTTTCTGCATGATCCACGCTGTTCGCTCCGGTGCGATTGCCAGTGAATGGTCCGTATCCCAGTCGGTGGCGAGTGTGGTCTCCGAGCTTCGTTCGAAATCCGGTAGTGCGGAGCTTGGGTAAGCAATCTCGAGAAAATCGAAGTACACAAGGGTTCCGTTCGGGCCGGTGTGCGTTATCTTCACCGTGTGCTGTGCCTGACCAGATATCTCCCCGATAGCTAAACGGACCAGCACGTCCTCAGACGCCTTCCCCAGCCCCACTGTCACTGGAGTTCCGCTATCGATCTGTACCGATACCTGACCGCCGTGGTCCGCCATACGCGTTCCGAGATACAGCCAGTGATCGCCATTTGCGGAATAGCTGCAACTGACCCGCGAGCCCGGCGTGTCGGTCCACCGGATCGACCCGCCCGAGTAATTTCCCCTGGCCTCCACCCAATGTCCGTCATAAACCACCGCGCCGTCATCCTCGATGCGCCGGCTTCCCCTTCCGGCAACGGTATACAGAAGATTCGTCCCGCTCACCTGCCAGTTCGTCACTGCCACCGCGAATTCGGTCTGTTCGAAGTTAGACCTCTGTAAGTCCGCTGCCCAAGTCCAGCGCATCTTACGTACTCGCGTCGTGGGCACCGTTGTACCATTCACGTCACGTAGAGCGGAAAAATCGAGTTGCAACCTCCAACGCTTTGGCGACACTCCACCAGCGAATGTGGCTGCGGCGGGAGTCCATGATTCCGTGCCCGCTCCGTGCACCGTCCCGTACACGCCGATCCGGTTTCCATTCGAACCCGGCGCTCCATGATACGTCAACACGATTCGCAAGCCACTCGCGATCGCACTAACTGCGCCGAAGGCCTGATTCGCAGTGATCGCTGACGCCAGCGCACTGGCGGCGCTCTCCAGTGTGTCAGTTGCTGTCAGGCGATAATTGTAGTGTTGATCGAGCCAGGCGAGCTCAATGTAATCGCCGGCGGTTGGCGATCCCTGCAACTCGAACGCGGCACTCGCGTCCTCGTAGGTGTCCAACGCGATCGCATGGTCTTTCAGGGACACTTTGTACAGAGTTTCCGCGCCGCCCGCCTCCGACCAGATCCTCAGATAGGGCCAGTCCACCGTCGGATAGAGTGTCGAGTCCAGTGGGATACAGTTGGCACGCACTTCTTCATAGCTGAGCTGCAGCCCACTCAAGTCGCCGTCCGGTAGATTGCGCAACGCCGGATGCTCGAACACATTGTCGCGGTTCCATTCGATTACCACCCAATCGAACTGCTGCCGCCAGCAACCCGAAACCGTGAACCCATCGACCGACGCTCCGCTCAAGGCCGCGATCGCGGAGGGACGTTCAAAGTAGCACTGCAGGTCCCGGTCGGGGCGCAGCTTGGTAAGTTGGTCTGCCATTAGAGTCGAATTAGAACTGTCAAGTTCGCGCCCGGAGAAGTCTGTCCTACAGCCATTACCGCCAACGTCAGTTTGGCTCCTGCCGCCAGCGGTCCCGTAACACTTCCATCCGCAGCCGCCGACGTCGTCATTCCCGCTGGAATCGACAGCGTGCAGTATTCTGCGCCGTCCATGTCTACCCGAAGGCGCACTTCCGCATCCGCCGCGGTCCCCAGTACCGCGAAGATGTCCCGTACCGAATGACCAGTTTCAACCACCAGTGCGGGAGCCACCTGTTCTTCCACTGCCAGATAGCCGTCAACCTGAATCGAGTACTGGCCTCCCGATAGGGTCCGCAGTCCCTTGTCCAATGCGGTGGTCAGGCATATACTCCGCAACGGACTGTTACCGCGGCGATTCGTGACGAACAACTCCGCGCTCGCCAACCGCACATCGGGCAGGCTCACTGCCTGGCTCCAACTCCCGCTATAGGGACTGCCGAAAAAGTTCGGCGGGAAGGCCGCGATCACGGTTTTGTTCTGCAGCCCGTAGATCGCCGATTGCGCGCTGTGCTCCGCCGTGGGGCTGGAATGCATCCCCCGCGTCACAGCGTATCGCGTTCCGTTGTTCTCAACCGTGTCCACACGCATCACCTCGGAGTCAATCTGCAAATAACTTCCCGGGAGCGCATTCCCGGTGGCATTCAGTTCGAGCGCGCGGTCCTCGATACCCGCGGCCTGCGCCAGCGACAATTCTGGTCGCCCACGCAGTTCATCCCAGTAGTACATTGTCAACGTGGCTGCCGAAATCGTGTTTGTATTCGTCAAATCGGTAAACGACACGCCGCTCAATTCCACCGAGCCGCCGCGCTGCCCCGTACCCAGCCCGAAGTACGGCAGTGGAGGAATATCCACATCGGTTGTCCCGCTGCCGCCGATTTGCCACCGCGTTACCGTCGATAATTCGCTTGAGCACTCCAAGTCGTTTAAATTCGCTGCGAGACCGCAAATTTGTACCGTCTCACCCCCGCGGTTCGGTATCGCGAACCGCACCGGACTGCCTTTTGCGAGCGCCCCAAACTGCCACCCCGCCTCAGCCACGACAAAGAAGCTGCTCGCATCCGGAACCACAACCCATCCCGGCGAAACCGTAATCTGCGTAGCGGTGTTCCCTACGATGCTACGCTCTTGGCCGGCGCCTTTTCCCCGGCAAATGCGCACAATCATGCCGCGGTATCGGTTCTCCGTCATGTGTAGTGCTTCATTTCCTACCGACGACGTGCCGTGAATTGTCGCAGCGCTCTCTGACTGCAATTCCATCCGCCAGTAGAAATTCGCATGGTCAAAGTTGGGATCCAGCGGTGCGATCAACTCCTTATTCGACCCAATATCTATGAATTGCCCACCCAAGGGTTGGTTCGATGCGATCCGAAAAAGCTTTGCGGGACTACTTCCGCGGTAAACGTGGAAGCCTGCGGTCCCTGGAGAAAAACTCAAGCCATCAATCCTCACGCTGCTGCCGTCGCTTAGGATAACCGCGCGTACGATGAAGGAGAGTAGACTCTCGTTCCCCGATTCGTCCACTGCAGCCACAGCATAGTAAAGCGTTTGCCCGCCGTGCAGTGAGCCGCCTTCCAGTACCGTCCCTGCCAGACTTAGCAATGGAATACCCGGACCGCTTGCCGCAGCGACGGCGGGTGCGACGAACCCTACCCGAAGGTTTGTCTGCACCGAACCGTCGCTCGCCGTGGTTGCCGATTCGTCGACTCCGAACTGAATGTCGCCCCGATCATCCAGAACATTGCCGGGCAACGGACGGGGTACTCCGACACCGGCGCTACCCTGGCGCCGGCCTCCGCTTGCTGACGTTACCTGTCCGTTGCTATCGGCGTACCACAAATCGTCATGAATTTGCGCCGTAATCGTGGAGATCCGGTGGTTCATCCCCGGTGCGATCTTCAGTACCCGGAATGCCTGCCGGTTCAATCCCTCTTTTAGATACGTTACCGTGATCAAATCTCCTGGCCTGATTCCGAATGCCCTTACACTCGTTTCGAACTCCACGTAGGTGTTGCCGCGGACGGAGCGATCCAGATTCAGCTTCAGGATTCTCGCTGCCTGATCGAAGTTTGGTATCCCTAATGCGGCCAGCGTCTGCGCTACTTCCTGACCGCTTCGCGAGACGTCGTCGGCGTCAACCAGGGAAAAACTGTCCTGTTGGTATTCGTTGAGCGCATCTTGAAATTCGACACTGAACCGGTTAGGCGTATCCGCCATGCTGCGTGAATAGACTCGAAAGCTCGGCTCGCCAGTGGGCTTCCGGATGATGCCCGTAAACCCGTTACTGCCGTCGCCGAATTCGTAGCTCGGCCAACCACCTTCCAGAGGTTCCCTGCTGTTCGACCATTCTGGCTTATCCGGCAATTCGAGCGCCAGAGAATTCTCCACTCGGACCTGCAGCGCGCCGCTCGCTCCATACGTCAGGAGTAGCCTCGCCGAGTTTCGAACTCCGCGGACTACGTCGCCCGCGCTCTTGCGCCTTTGCAGAACCAGGTTGCACTGGAAGCGCGCCAATTGAATTGCGTTTCCGTAAAGGTCCAGCGCGTCAATCGGCTCGTCGCAGTATGCCGCCGCCGCCGCGAAACTTGAAACGTCGATTTCGGTCAAACTCCACCCGGCCCGTCGCAGGACGTCCAACAAGACCCATGCCGGGTTGCTGGAGAACCGCTCGCCGCTGTAGCTGCCGTCTCTTTCATATACGGGCAGCCTCATACCTTCTACCAGCACGGTCACATTGGGCAGACTCGTTCCGTTATTTATCCGATTCGGCACCACAACGGAAAGATATGCCATGCTGCCATACGGGTCTCCCGCCGGCTGGCCGCTTCCATCCATGAAGTCATAGTTGAAGCCGCCGGAACGCGTGCCCAGGGTTGGAATGTTATACCAGCCGGTGCCGGTCATATTGGTCCCGTTGACTCCCGCTGGAATCTCCACCCCGTTCACGAGGACCTTCAGGATTCCCTGCATCTCGCCCAACCCAAGCAGTACTTCCATACGCGTCAGATTGCCGTCATTGCGGGCGAATACGACGGGAGGCTGATACCACGCCGTGCCATATATCATCGGAACGAAGTCGTTATACCTCGCCTCATTTACTGCAACGGCTGACGTGTGTGCGCTCTTGTCTCCGTAGGTCCGCACGGAAATCGCCGGCGGCACAAATTCGATTCCTCCGAAGTTGCAGAACATCCCACGAGCTTCGCAGTCCGATTTCGTATGTCCACACGCGATGAAAGCGTCGCTGCCCTCCAGTGCTCCCGTTCCGCCTGCTACACCTGCCGAGTACCCGCAGCGGTAATAGCGCGAATACTTTCCGCTCGTGCCGCCGTCCACCGCTTCCTCGCGCTTCGATTCGTCGCCCGGAAATTCCCATGGACAGCGTCGCTGAATCCGCACCTGCGGCAGCAGCAATCGCTGCAGGTTCATCCGGTTCGTCGCAGTGATGCGGAACGTCGCCTCCAGAATCTCGTCGGGAGGATTACAAATCCCCTGAAAAAGCACGGATCGCTGCGTGAGCGCCGCGCCGTTCCGTAAATCGTAAAACACCAAAGCGGCCGTTAGCCTGGCGCCTTTCCACCCGACCGTGCGTTCGATCTGCGAACAATGCGAGTCCGCGTTTGCCAATACCAGCGAAATTCGTGGTACGCCGTCGACCCCTTGATCGGACGATGCCTGTAGTTCGAAGACATTGTGGCGAAGTACTCTCGCAGCGTAGGTCGCTTCTTCCACCTGAACCGAGTGCGTACTCCAGCGCTCCGTTTGTCCGTTGGATAGTTGGCAGTCGAACACCAGCAGCGGTGTGTCCGTGACGGCTTGCTCCTTTAGTTCAAAGATGGTTTGCATGAATGACCTTTAACTTGCAGGAATGGCGATTTATATCGGTGGTCGTAATCGCCAGTACATCTTCAGCCAGGTGCGAATCTTCGTAGACTCCACCCCGTGTGTTGTCTTTGTAGGTCGACGGTGCGCCCTGCGCTTCCGCCTGAACCCCGTATACGTCCACGACGTCGCCCGCCCGGATACCGATCGCGAATCGGACCGAGGTCCCTTCTGCGTCCCCGTTACAGGTCCACGCGATGCGTGTCCATTGGGTCGTCACTGGCCTTTGAACCGCCTGGCTGCCTATGGTCAATGTCACACTGGTCGCCGTCGCAGCCCTTACGTACGCGCTCAGACAGTATTGGTATTCTCCGGCCACCGCCAGCGTTTGCCCGGCCGCCTGCTCCGCTCCACCGCTATTTGTGAGTCGCCACGCGCGGAAGGTTCCCAACGGATCGGTGATTGCTTCCGTTAGGTTTAATAGCGGATCTGCCAGCCACGCTGCATTGTCCAGCTGTCCGCTCCAAGCCAGAAGGTTGCCTCCCGGATCCAGGAATGTGAACCCGTTCAGAGTGCCTTCCATTGCCTCGAAGAATGTCCGTATTGCCTCTGCTTCCTCGTCACAGAGGTCCACGTAGTTCAATCGCCATTCCGTAACCTCCGCTGCTGGGTCAGCCAACTTTATCGTGCTGCCATCGGCCGCCCGATTGACTACAGTTCGTGCCCGCCGTATCTTTTGCACGGGATACTGGCTCAGTGCACCGCTTCCGAGTTGTGGATATACATGCATGGCTTTAGACGTTTCGCACCACCGTTAATTTTGTGCTTCCTCGCATCTCCGCCTCGGTGAGAAGCGCCAGGTCGTCGGCTGCTACGCTGCAGTTGTCATAAACTCGTCCGTCCCCCGGGTCAGTAAATGAGAAAGTGCCGAACGACCCCTGTCTGGCAAGAAAGAACTCCTCGATCGCTGCCAGTTCACCCTCGTCCAACAGACTCAGTTGTATATCCCACTCCAGCCGTGCCGTGCCCGAGTCGCGATACCGCTGCTGGCTTCCATCCACGAAGCGCACCGTCTGATTTTGAAACTGCTCCCGCCGCGTCACCGGATATTGCACGATCGCGCTGGATTTCAATTTAGGGAAACTGACCATATCAAAGCTCGTTTACTACGTCGTTGATCGCGTTCATATTGAGCATCGCGTCCCGTACTGCCAATGCAATGTCGTTACTCCGGTCTAGGAATGAACGCGCGTCCATCGCCTGCACGTTCACGGTGATCTGCGGCGCGGCATTTGCAGCGGCACTCGCCCCTCCGTTTGTCATGCCTGAAAAGCCTCGTGGCAACCCCATTTGGTCGTAGTCCATATTGGTGATTCGGCCCCCGCTCTCTGAGGCCCGAAAATCTACTGCCGCCGGCATTGCATACTTCACCAGCGCCGGTGGCGCCGCCGCATCTCCGCCGCCAACGAGACCGACGAGCCCGCTGATCAGTGGCGCCAATCCGAACCCGCTCTTGAGCACCGTGGAGGCGATACCCCCCAATGTGCTTCCGCTGCCTTCTGCCGTCGTGCCCGCAGCCCGCAAAGTGCTCGCCGCTCCCGGGACCGGCAGACTGCTTCGTAGTTCGCCAATCTGTGCGATCACGTCGGCCAGCATCAATGTTGCATTCTCAATCGCCGGCGCCTGTTGTCCTGACACCGCCAGAAACGTCTGATAGAGTTCGTCTTGTGTTGTGCTCGCCATGTTTGTTCTTGCCTCAAAACGCCTGCATTCTCGGCCGGTTCTGATCCCGTACCGATTCCGCGGCCAGCGCCTGCTCCAGAATCAGGAAACCCTCCACCTGTCGGGCGCTCAACTCGTCAAAGGTCATCCCTCCGAGTCGGCGTCGCACCAGAAAGTCCTCCAACAGTTCTTCGCTCTCTGCGGTGATGTAAGACTTAGGGCAACTTTCGATTACCACAGTATTCCGCGCCCAGACCGGCGGGGCCTTGCCGTCGGGCGGCAGACCCAGCCAGCCGCAGCGACGGCGGATCTCCAGGCCGTACCTCCGGCACGCGTCGCACTCCCAACTGGCCTGGTTGGAAAACTGAAAATGGAAGGCGACTAGGAGTTTTTTCTTTCTTCTTCGCTCAGCCCGGTCTCTCTTCGCACTGCCGCCAGGGCCTCCTGGAACAGTTCCTCGGGCCCTCCTGCTGCCAGCACTTCCGGGCCCGCCACTATTCCATCCACGGTTAGCCCGTCGACCGCCTTCACTCCCCACATCACATAGACCCGCTCTATTTCGGCCTGTAACAGTGCCGCATCCATCTTGTCGCCGGCATCCCCGCTAGCTGCCAGAAACGTCGTCCGCCCCGCCAACTCCCGAACGAGCCGCATCAATTCCATGCGTCGCCCGAACGACATTTTTGTGATCGTGAATGTGACTCCCGGAACAGCCCGCGATTTCACCATAACCTCGCTGGTGTATCCGGCAACGGTAGCCGCTTTCGCCACCTTGCCCTTATCCGAACGCAACGGAAATTTCATCGTCAACCGTCCCCTGTGCCCGTGACGCCCGGAATCGCCACTGAAGCCTGTTTTCTCCGTCGTCGAACTCCGGTACCTCCGGAACGACGCTCTTCAGATACACGCCCATCAACTGTCCGTCGGTCTCGCCCAGTTGAAACATGACGCTGATTGGCGATTGCTGTCGCGCCGCCTGGTACAACTCGTTCGTGGCATCGTCATCCCGTGTATAGAGGTCGAATGCTGCCGTCACGATCCGCTGCCCCGGTGAGATCGCCCGTGCCCCGCACGGCCCGAATTCGCGGTCCCTCGTGTCTAGTGAATTCTTTATCGCGATCGTCGCCTTAGTGATCGTGCAGAAGCGCGATGGCCCCGTCCCCAGCCAGGCCTGCCCCAGGTGCCCCGGCACAATGGAGTAATCGAACGCTGTCAACGCCGGCTCCGCCGGAAAGGTTGTTAACTGCGCCGCGCCGGTCTCGAAGCTGGAGCTGTCTATCACGTCCTTCGCCATGCCGCTGAAATGGAATTCGTGATAATCCCCGTTTACCAGAATCTCCATTTGGTCCACGCCCGTCCCGTAAAGCACGCGCTGCACCGCTGTCGTTGGACTCCAATAATCGAAGATGCTCACGCTCTTTAATTCCGTTGCTGGAGCATACGTGACCGTCGCACTGATCGACACTCCCGCCGCAGGCAGCGTCAGAAATGGCGCATTGAGTTGCACTGTCTGCGCGTCTACAATCGCCGCTACGAACCGGATCTCGCCGCCTGAGCAGACAGCTTGGCCCGCTGTCAGTCCATGCGGCCCTCCGAACCCCAACCGTCCCGTTGTCGTGCTCGACGCTACCGTTCCCCCGCCAAACCTAAGGGGACTGCTGCCCATGGCCGCCTCGAATAGCGGACCGTATCCGGGACCTGCGGTCGCCTTGTCCCAACTGGTCAAGTATGTCTGTAGGTCGAATGTCGTGCGTCGCCTTACCCCGGCCGGCACACCTGCGAACGTACGGCTACCCGTCTTGTCGCGCCGCGTTCCCGTCTCCACTTTCTGTTGGATTCCGAGCTTGACCGCCGGAATTCGGTTGGCAGCCGTGATTGATTCCACTCTCCCGTACGAACTCTCCAACGCCGTGTAGAATCGATTCGCGTTGGATGAGATATATGAAGACATACTAATCTCTGTTCACTCCGATCTCGAAAGTGACCTTTGCCACCTGCATGAAATTCTTCCCGCCCTGTTTGACCGGGCCGTACGCCACTTCGTATCCGCCGCCGAAGAACATTCCGTCGCCCCAATCGCCGCGGCTTCCATTCAACATCTGCATTGTGGCGTCCACGTAGAGTTCCAGACGGTCCTGAATACCCTCCAGGCGGTCTTGCGATTGCCGTAGCTCGATCGCCATCTGCACTCGCCCCGAGAAGGCGCGGAACTTCTCCCGAAGATCGTTCACGATCTTTTCGCAGTACACGTTCACTGCCGGGTACTTCACGCCCAGAGCCCGCTCCGCCATCTCAGCCGCCGCGTTCTGTACGCGCACCTGTGAGCTGTCAATCAGCCCCGCAAACTCCCGCTCCCCTTGTGTCAGCGCACCCAGGCCTGCATTTACTCCGCCCGGACCCGTGATGCGTTGCACTACCTTCGCCGTCGCCGCGCTCCCGATTTTGTTGATCATCAACCCCTCTGTATCATTCGCGGCACTTGCAGCCAGTAAGTGGCCGTCTGCCCATTGCCGGCCAAACGTCCCGCCGTAGACACTGCGTCCGATTGGATCCACGCCTGTCCGGGTGCCAAGGCCAGTCCATTCTGGATCGTCATCGTCGACGGACTGGTGCCACAGTAGACGTTCCATCCGGCAACATCAGCCGTCGGCCGCGTCTCTACGGCGAAGGAACCGTCCGATACCTCGATCATTGCCGGGGTCGAACTCGCTCCCTCGTCGCCCACCGCATTCGTCCATGTGATGGCTACGTAGTAGGTACCGTCCGCCAGGGTGCCCGCCGATTGCCGGAGCTCCGGCGTCGTCGCCTGCTTCACCGGGTTTGTGACCATACCTAGCCCACGCTGCATCAGATTCCCGTACGCCCACTTAGCCATGTCGCGGTATTCATCGCGCTTACCCCCATACCGATCGTTCAGTTGACTGTTGAAAGCGTCCCGGTAAACCATTTCCAATGTCCGGAAAACATGCCAGAGCTTGAGCGGCGTCGTTACCACGATCTGGTCGATCGACGGTGGCGCAGCCAATCGCCCCGATTGCATCGCCTGCTCCAGCAGCCCCACCAGCTCTACGGAGATTTCCTCATGTGCCAGCGCCAGCTTACGTGTCACGTCGATATCCTCAACCGTGGCCACATTGAGTAGCTGCGTGTCGTGTCCCTTTAAAGCTTCGATGTTCGCAACCGCGCCGTCCGTGAACAAAGCCATCGTATGCCGCCTAGTCCTTCGAACTCCGTGCAGCAGTCCGCAAACGGTCAAGTTCTACGCTCGACAGCACCGTTAGCTGGAGCTTTGCCGCTGCCGCCGTCGCCTCGGCGAGTCGCTGTGCCTCAGCCATTCCTTCGCGGTAGGCCTTCAACTCGTCTTTCGACGCCAGGCGGACTATACCTTCAACAAGCAGCTTCGCAGCGAGTCGGCGCGCCACCTCCGTCTTCGTTCCGCCCTTGCCTCCGTCCGCGGTTGCCATGCTCACCACCAACGGAAACTCCTCCGCGATCTTTGTTTCCATATCGCGAATCTTCTGGTAATACGCTTGTAGATCCATTGCCTTCCTTTCTGACTGTTTGACCCTTTGTCGACGCCATGTGGGGCAGGCTGGCAGCCTGCGGCGGGATGGCATCCCGCCTGCCCGGCATCCCGCCCCTCACGGGGCAGGATGCCGGGGCCG